CTCTCCTAAATTGGAAATTTCAAGCCCTTTTAATTCCTCAGCCACTTTGCCTTTGCCGGGTCAACTTTCCGATACGGTTTTCCATTGCGATAGATAATATCATCATCTTCCGGCTCGCCGCCCTGCCCGGTCAGTCTGAGATATTCATTCCACAGCGTATCGATCGTCCGCATGGTAGACCGCCAGAAGCGTTCTTCCGGCCAGTGAAATATCGCAATTGTGATAGTATAATAAGATGCCCACGGGAGAGTTACGTCTCCTGTGGGTTTTTCACGTTTTTTTCGTCTGCCTCCGGAACCGACGCCTGCATAGCCTCTCCGAGCGCATCCATAACCTGGTTCATGTTGGCAAAAGTAATCAGCTTTGCCGCCTGGTGTTCCGTCAGCTCATCATTATCATGCTGCAGCGCAGTCCAAAGCATAAAACGGATATCCTTCATAATCTTTTTTGGCTTCGGCTTTCCATCCGGGCCCTTTCCTTCCGTTCCGATTCCCGTGAGAGCATCCATCGCGCTTTCCAGGCTGCCGTAACGGTCTTCCATCGCGCACATGGCGTTCATATCAAAAACAAGATGATAGGTTTTTCCGTCCGCCAGAGTGATAGCCTTGCCCTGAGCATCTTTCAGGTCGCTCCCGGTGATATGTGCATTCATTTATAATTCCTCCAAAATAATAAATTCTCCGTTTTCCGGGTTCACGCACCCGGATTACGCATATAAGGGCCGGGAAAACCGGCCCCGTTTTGTTGCCTTTCCGCCATTTTCGTTGTAGAATTACCGCGAAGGGAGGCGAAAAAATGAAACTAAATCCTGACTGCATAAGAGACATTTTACTTGCAATTGAGTCTCAAGTCCCGGAAGGCAATCACCGGATTCAAGATTCCATGAACATAGATGCTTTTCTAAAAAATGAATACACAAGAAAATATGATGAAAAGGAAATCATCTATGTGTTGTTACGTCTTGAGGAAGCGGGGCTAATAAATTCATCTCATAAGTTGTATAGTGGCGGCAGCGTAGTTCATTTTTGGGTTTCTTCTCTTACTTTTTCCGGGCATCAATACCTTGAAAAGATTCGCGATGATGGACATTGGAAACAAATCAAGACAATAGGTTCAAAAATTGGGGATTTTTCATTAAGCGCAATTGAGAAAATAGCGGAAGGTGTCACCAGCGCAGCTATAAGCAGATTTTTTAACACTCCCTAATAGGCTGCCAATCGTTTGCAGCTAAATCCACTCTTGTCGGCTCCCATCGCGGGGCCGACTCTTTTTTGCTAAAAAACACGCACCCAAGTTCGCCATTCGTTGGTTTTATACACCAATCCTCCGGCCATGCCGCGCGTCTTATTCCTTTGCCTTTGCGAGCGGCCTTCCCAATGTCCATCCTTCGCGCCTCCATTATGCTACTGTGAATTTGATTGCCGTCGGGTCAATGCTCTGCCCGAACACGTCAGCCACACCGGCGACAACAACCGTGTATGCAGCTCCGCTTGTCAGCGCGGCTTTCGGCGCCAGCGTCATAACCTTACCTGCTGCATCAAGCGACGGCGTGAAATCCACAAGCGTACCGTCGGTAGTAACAATTGAAACTGCATCCATAGAAATCGCATTGCTGAACGTCAGCACCGGTTTTGCGTCTGCCGCGACACCGGTCGCATCATTCTCCGGGTCGGATGTCATTGTAAGCGCGGCAGGTTTACCGAGCGTTTCCGGCGTCTGCACCTGCGCAAACCATGCATCAGCGCCCGCAAAAGCTGGATCGGTCGTGTCTGCCTGAACGCCTTTTGCACCCTTTTTCTTGCCGTCCGGCATTGTGAATTCGTGAATAGTAACGAGACCAGTATAAGTTAGGTCAACCGTGTTAGCTGTCACTTTGTCTTCTTTTGTCTTTGTTGTCTCGGCGCCAAGAGCAAATTGGCCTTTTAAAAACTGGTAATACCGGTGTCCACCGTCACCAAGTTCCGCACGCGTGGACAAAGCATAGTACGGGGCATTTGACACGTCGCCGGTATCAATCATAATGCCGCGCGCCGCGTCATAAGGCTTGCCGGTAAGCTCTGCCGCCTTTTTTGACGGCACACCAGAAACTGTCAGCGTAATGTTTGTAGACGCCTCACTAGCGCTTGAAAACATAGCCTTGTTATCATAATAACGCGGCGTAGTTTCTACTTTAGCTTCCTTTTTCATTTCAGCCGCCGGCGCGAGATATTTATTCGGCCCCGTCTGATAGCTTGCATCATTATCGGCTAACACCTGCGCACAATGCAGGTTATCAAGGCCGATAAGTTCGCCATACTCAGACCTCATGTAATTACCTTCTTTCGTAAAAATAGAAATCCCGCCGCCAGCCGTAATGACCGGTGCCGGTTTGATAGGGGACGTGGCCGACCGGGCCACGGGTAAAACCGGCGGCAACAAAGGCCTGTTCGATTTTATCCGGCACAGTCAGCATATCCGATTTTTTTCGGGTGTAAAAACTAACCTGCACCCGCGGCTCGTGGCTCGTTTCCTGCCCGTCCGCATAAGTTTTGCCCTCATCGTCCACCAGAAAATAAACAATGTAGCGGTCAGGAAGCTGCGAGGCGGCCGGCTGATTCGGGTCTGTCTGCCATCGCTCAAAATCATAGGAGATCCCAGTATCTACTTGAAACTGAGTCAGCGCTGATTCGGCGGTATCCATCCATTTGCTCAATCGACCGGCACCCCTTTCTTTTTAAGTACAGCGCGTTCAGCCGCCCTGATTTCTTTTTTGTGATCGTCAAAAGCCGGGCGCACAAAAGGATCCGGAAATTCCGGGGAATGTCCGTCGCCATATTCCTCGTAAACGCCGCTTTTTGCTTTCGGGTGTTTCTCCATATCAATGCCGATGGTTCCGTAAATAAAGTTGCCGTTTTGCTTTGCGGGATTAGCTTCGATCGCATTGTAAACAGCGTCAGTACCGTACTTACCGGCACCCTTCCTATGGCGCGCCGCGCCCTCTTTCATAGTTTTATATACAATAGGCGTTGCGGCGTTTACAGCCTCTTTGCACGCGTCGTCAATGTTATTGCCGGCCGCTTCGACTTTTTCAAGATATTTATCTAAATTCGGCAACGTAATCGTCGCTGTAAGTGCCGTTTTGCCGTAAGGATTACCCACTGTTTACCGCCGCCTTTACTTTAAATTTCAGCCAGTGCTTATGTTGGTCAGGGTCATTCGGGCCGATAATCTGATAAATTATGCCGTCTTTTACAAGGTGGCACATAGATGTAACAGCCGGATTGTACCGGATAATAACGTTTGCCGCGTCCATAACCTGCTGCGCCTGTGCTGCCCAGGTTTCGGCTCCGCCGAGCGGATACCAATAACATCGGATATATGCTTTTGGCGGGCTTTCAGCAGACGTGCCGTCGAGGTCATACCATGAGGTAGTTTTATTAATCCCGCTGCCTGATACAACTTTTTTTGAATACGCACTTTTGTACGAAACAGGCCGGCATTCATTTTACTAAGATCCATCAGCGGCCTCCTCCTGCTTAAGCTGTAACTGCAAAATAATACCGTTTAAGCCATAGGGCTGTGGAGTATTTTTATCCGCCGTGTCAACCGTACGATTGTCATACCAGCAAGATACAAGCATTTTTACGGCCTGCACATAAAGCGGGTCGCTTTCATTAATTGGCACCCCCGCATTTGTTAGATAGACCTCCGCCGCATTAATATAGCTTGTCAAGTCATCGTCCGTGCAGCAGTAATCTTTTACATCATCAAGAAATGTTATAAGCCATTCCCCCTAAGGGAGCACCGCTCCGAACGGAGCAGCGCATAAAATCAAGCTCCAGCAGCTTCAGACAACTTGCAGAATGCGTCTGTCAGTGCGACATCACAGTCATACAGTGCCGAACCGAGGAAGTCGACCGAGCGATTTAGAAAACCGGAAGCGGTAGACATTTCCACGGTGACATCCTGTGCGAGGTTGCCGACCATCTGCTTAAAGTCACCAAAATACAGAGTATTGTCAACCACTTTATCGGAAACCAGCACTGGAAATCCGAGGACGCGCTGCGCAATTGGGTTGGAGAAATCCTGCACAAGAATCGGGCGCTTGTTATCATCCTTGATTTTTGCAAGCATTCCATAGAGGAACTTGTTGTTGCAAAGAAATTTTGCGTTGCCGGTATAGCGTGCTGGCAGATAGGAAATCAGGTCGACAATATTGTCATAGGTCGGAGATCCGCCCTTTGTGAACTGCACGTTGTTCGTGCCCACAGTCCACGTCACAGCTTTTTCAACTCCGTTAGGCTGGCTGGAACCGGTGCCATTGATAGTAAAATCCTCAATCTTGACGGCGATGTCGTCTGCCAGCATGTCGGTGAGCCAGCCCTCAAACGCGGAAATTGCCATCGTCTGAATTGTTTTACTGATACGGATGACCTTTGTAATATCGTAGCCGCCAAGCTCGACATACACCAAGGTGTCCCCAGCCGGGGTAATTGCCGCATTTTCGGCGTGGAGGGCTGCATCGTCGCGAGTGCCCTGCACGGCAAACTTAACGTTGCCTGCCACGCGAAGCAGCGTAATTTCATTGATGAGGGGCGCAACCTTCACCATCTTCTGGAAAAGGATATCCGACGTAGCCGTCGGAATAACTGCGGTCGTGCTGCTGTCATAAGACCGCTTTTCGGCGCCAGAATTTGCAGATTCAAACGCCCGCTTTTCGTTGTCGGTCATGGTCTTTCCGAGCAAGCTCTTGAAGAAAGCGCCGCGGTATTCCTCGGTTTTGAGCAAATCTTCCCGCGGCATATTCTCAAAATTGCGCTGTTCTTTTGACTTTGGGACAAGCGGGTTAGGAAGCTGACGCCCTTCAAGCTTACCCTCATTCAGGCCTTTCATAATCTGTTCGCGTTTTTCAATCTGCGCCTTTTCAGTATTCAGAGAACGCAGCTCTTTTTCGAGCGCGTCAAGATCGGTTTTTGAGTCATTTTTTTCAAGCTCTGCGCGGATTTCAGCTTTGCGGGTTTCTATTTCTTTAAGTCTCGGGTCCATTGTTATTACCTCCAAAATTAAAAATAGGTTTCGAGGATAAGCCGTTTACGGCGTTCCTCATACTTTTTTGCAGCCTTTTCTGCTGCACGTTTTTCATCGTCTGCTTTCTGCTCCGCTTCACTCTCCAGTGCAGCACGGGTCCGGGCGCTCTCCAGCGTCTTTTTAGCACTCTCCAGTGCTGATTGACCACGAGCATTTATGTCAGTGCCGTCATAAGCCGGCATACTAACTGCCGATACTTCATAAACCTTCGCAATGTCCGTGATGGTGCGCGTCGGCATGTCCGTGTCCTCACCTGTCCATTCATCCGAGCGGACGGAAAAGATAAATGACATGCCGGAAATGTCGCCCCGCTGTACGGAATTCCACAGCGCCTTTGCGTCCGGGTTATTCTCAATATCGAGAAGCGCCCGGATTGCAAGCCCTTGATCGTCAACCGATAATTGCAGCGTTGAATTTGCATTGTTATTTCTGCTGCGGGCAAGCGGCAGGCTGTCAAGGTCATGGTTGACATCAAAAAGGACATCCGTAAAGTCGGTATTGTCGAATGCACCGCGGGCAATGATTTCATTAAAGCAGTCACAAATATTTGTGGTCTGTCCAAACACTGCCGCATGGCCTTCAAGGACTTTTCCTTTTTCGTCCGTATTCAGATCCGGCATGGAAAACGACCGTACAAAATGCGGATATTGAATTTTTTTATTACTTTTTTCAAGCATTTGAATTACCTCCCTTATCGTTTGTAATCCCCTGATACTGGTCTGCACCGGTGCCGGCTTTCACCATATTAAGCGTCTGGACGCGGCGGCTGCCTTCTTCTCCGCCGATTGTCGGCATGTTGAAAATTTCAAGAATCTGGTCGAGCGAAGCGGCGCCGATATTTGTAAGCAATGTCGATACCTGGACTTTTTCAGCATTGCTTGCATACTGTAAGCGGTTGGCTTCAAAAATAATTTCATTGCCAAACCCCTGCTGGCGGTCGGTAAACACTTTCGATGTAAACTGCAAAGCCATTTGAATGGCAAATGGTTCAAGCATTGAAGAATAAAAAGCATTCCACTGCGCCGACGTATAGTCATTACGGATAATAGCGTCGCTTACGCCGAAATACTTGTTGATTTTATCGCTTATCAGTTTCATCTGTGCAGCATTTGTGGTCTGCGGCTCACTGTTAATCGGCTGATAGTCGCACGCTCCGTCCACGACGCCGACGCCATTGTTATTCGACGGATCCAAATAGGATGACATAAAATCTTTTTTGCGTTCGTCCCTATCGCTCTTTTTTAAAATCTGAGTAAATTTCAAAACCCCGCGGATAAACGCGCTGGATTTAATAGCATTGATAATGCCTTGATTCTGCGTGTTGATAAGCTCGAGAGTCGGCTCCATAGCGTTCATATTCGTTTCGCCGAACATATCATCCTTGTAAAAGAACCGGCGCAAATGGATAAGGTCGGTATATGGGACTGTGGCCGTTTCGCCGCCGAGAAAAGAAAATCGTGCGTAAACCTGTCCCTGGTATTCAAGCCATTCGGTTGTTGCACCGTTTAACGGCCAAAATAAATCAGGGTTTCCGTTTGCATCACGGTGAATGTAAATAAACGCATTATTTTGGACAAGGTACTGTGTAGCAATTTTATAAAAAAACGTGTATGCGTCCATAAACGGGTTTGGCTGGACGCTTAAGAGATATTGAAGTCCATCGTCCACAAAAGTTACCTGCGGGCTGCTGCCGTCCGATGTTGCCGTTTTGCGTATATGCTTCGGGTGGAGCTTTGCGGCATTACGGGCAAAAGCGTCAACCGCGGCACGGACATCATCGGAATTATAAGCGTCTGTACCGAACTGGCTGAATACCGGCGTATAGCCCGAAAGCATTTTAAGTTGTGAATATCCATTCGGCGGATTGTTCTTTTTGCCGAAAATTATTTGATATAATGACCGACGTGTTTTTCGTTTCTTCAATTTCTCGCCACCTTATGGCATAAAAATAACCGCTCAAGGCGGTCAAATTAATGCTTTATAGTCTTCCAACTTTTCAGACAGCCCGACATAACTATCAAGCAGGCTGAATGTTCCATCAACACGCATTCGTCTGTTCCGGCTTTTTACAGGACGGATATTTCCGTTGTCGTCGGACTTGACCGACGTATTTGTCAGGCACCATTTCAGCACCGGGTTATTGTTGTAATTTATCAGCTTGCTTTTAAGGTCCGCTTCCATTGACCGCATAGGCTGACTAAACGTCATAGCACCCTGTGCACATTTCACCATGTTATAGCCATTCGATTCCATTTCCTGTACCCAGTAACCAGCAAGCGCGCGGTCATAATAAATCCAGAGCGGTATAATTTCATATTCGTCACGCATTTTGTTAAACCATGCTGTAACATACGAATAGTCAACCTGATTTCCGGGACAGGTCGTTACCCAGCCTTCTTTCGCCCAAATGTCATATGGGATTTTATCTTCTTTTACCCGCTTGTCAATTAATCCATCCGGGATGAAATACATCTGAAGGACATATTTCTTATTGCTTCCGACTTTCATAATCGTAAGCGTCGCGCATGTAAGGTCCGTTGTGGCCGACAAGTCACTACCGCCAATCGCATAGCAGCCGCGAAGATCATCCATTGAATAAACTTCTGTATTGTTTATTTCATCGAAAGACAGCCACGAGCCCGCAACCGTATCTCGAATATTGAAATCCTTTGTCAGAACCGTCGGCCGGGTTTTGTCATCCTCCCGCGCGCGCGCCACCATGTCGGTGAGGTACTTGTACTTTTTTATGACGCCCAGCCCCGGATTTGCCTTTACCCACTTTTTCGGTTTCATCCATTCGTCCCGGTTGTCCAGCTCGTAGAGGATGGGGAGAAAAGTATCGTCTCTGTACCCGTCTATGCCGTTCAAGACCTTGTCCGCATAGACGTACATGTCGTCGAAAATGTTGCCCCGGAGCGTGCCTGCCGTCGTAATCATCAGCAGCATTGGCTGCTTCCGGGACGACGTGGACTGCTTCATCACGTCGTAGAGGTTGCGGTCCTTGATCGCATGGAGTTCGTCGATCACAACGAAATGACTGTTCAACCCGTCCAGACTGTTGCTGTCGCTGGCAAGCGGCTCGAAAGTCGAAAACGTCACCGGCATATACATGTCTGAACGGCGCTTATGCACCAGCGCGCGGATCTCCGGAGACTGCTGCCGCATGTGGACGGCATAGCTGAAACACTTCGCGGCCTGGTCCCTTTTCGTTGCGACCGAATAGCATTCCGCCGCGCCTTCTCCGTCCGCCATCATCATGTAGAGCGAGAGCGCGGCGCACAGACACGTTTTTCCGTTCTTCCTGCCGACTTCGAGGAGTGCCTCGCGGAAACGGCGCGAACCGTCCGATTTGTTTACCCAGCCGAAAAGCGTCTGGAGGAAAGCCTTTTGCCAGAGCATCAGAACAATCGGCTCTCCGAGTTTTCCCTCGGCCTGCTTGCAGAAACTCTCGATGAATTCAATCGGCCGATTGCCTTTTTCTTCATCAAAAAAATAAGGCGAGGCTTTCCGCCGCGTCTCTTTCTGGAGCTTCTGATATTCTTTTATGATCTTCTTTCCGGCAACAATTTTACCCGCCCGGATCTCTGCCAAATATTCGTTTACCCAATTCATTTACCTCCACCGTCGTTCGAGCCGCCCCTGGCGATAAAACGCATCAGCTTTTCCCCGTCTTTCGGAATTTCGCTGGCTTTGTTGTCCGGGAGCAGGTCAAAAATCTGTTTGCAGACCATCGAATAATTCTTAATCAGCTTATTGTAAATGGCCGATGCCGGCCGCTCGCGCTGGTATTCGATCCCCGGCGTCTGGCTGAAAAGCTCCGTCGTGCCTTTTTCGTTGATGTCGGCCTCCAGGTCTTCCAGTGTCACCTGCATGAAGGCAACCCGTCGAATCACGCCATCCGCCGTCTTTAATTTATCCGGGTTCAAATTCTGACTTTTTAACAGCCTTTTAAGCTGACTTTCAACTTTTTTTATCCTTTTGTCGCGAGCTGCATCTTTTTGCAAGGTTTTCACTTCCTTTCGACCGGGGAGGGGGTCACGCGCAAACTGTCCGAATATTTTTGTTAGCTGTCACGGTCTCCAATGGCGATAATAAAAGCTCAATGACGGGGGGTGCCACCGGCCTTGACAACGTTTCCTTTTCTGTCAAATTTCAATCCGTTTTGAATGACCGGCAGCTTTCCATGATGCTCTTTTTCATGGCAGTCATTGCAAAGGCATTCAAGGTTATCCCAGTTCAGCGTGACGTTCGGATCGTTGATATTCTCCGGTGTTATGTATGTCTTATGGTGTGCTACGGCTGCAGGACGACCGCAGCGCTCACAAATATAATGCTTTGATTCCATAAATGCATGACGGCATTTCTGCCAGTGTTTTGATTTATAAAATGACTTTGCAAAGTCACGCATTACTGAACCGGCTTTCCTTTTTACACGTAAAAAATACGCATAAATATTTGAAAAGAGCCTTGACTTATGCGCATTAAGTGTGTATGATATAATCATGAGGTGAGGATATGAAACGCAAGGACTTAATAAAAAAGCTCGAAAAAAATGGATGGTGGAAAATCAGA